AAGATGCTTGGAGGTTCACTAGAAGTCACCGCAATAATACAAGACGAGGCGGCTTGGTATAAACATCAACAGGTAGTGTATGATGTGTACATAAAAAAAGATGGCGAAGAGTTCTCAAGACCCTGGAAAAGGTTTTTCTCTCAGCCAACAGCTATAGAGTATAACACTGCAGTACTGGAAGAAGAGTACGAGGTTAAGTAAAGAGTAAACGTAAATATAAGCAAATATGAAGCCAATTAAAGATGTCTACTGGATAGAGGTAGAAAAAGAAACAGAGGATACGTTAATGTTAAATGGTCAGGAGATATATAGAGATACCTCTTACGACCCTATGAGGTTAGCAAGACAATATGGTACGGTGTATAAAACACCAATGCAAGATACTAAAGAAACTAGAATACAGGAGGGTGATAAAGTTTGGTTTCACCACTTTGTAGCAACAGACACAAATTGTGTCAAGCACGCTGATAAAGATAATATATATCAAGCTTTTGCAGAACAGATATATCTTATTAAAAGAGGAGAGGAATATATTCCTGTAGGAGTTTGGAATTTTATGGAGCAAGAGATGAAAGAGCCAGAGCAATCTGAGTCTGGAATATTCTTAGAGACTTCAGCATCTGAAGTAGAACTTCATGGAAAAGCAGTTATAATAAATGACTGGATGAAGGAGCAAGGAGTTAGGGAGGGCAATAGAGTTATGTGGAGTGAGAACTCTGAGTATGACATGGACATAGATGGAAAGAAGCTTCTTCGTATGCGTAACTTTGATGTCTTAGCAGTTTATGAAGGAGCAGAATAAAGATTATGCTCTTAAAACTTTAGAGAAGTTAATAGAAGCAAGTAAAGGAGCTGTAGATCTTCTTATAGAAGAGATAGGTAAACCTTTAATAGAAGAAGATGATGCTAAAAGAAGGCAAGCTATAAAAGCAAAAAGAGAATGCTTTGAGGACTGTCAAGAAATTCTTTTAGGAATAAAAAACCTTGAGGATAGAATCAAGGAAGGAGAATCCTTAATAGAAGAGAAAAAAGATTTTAAAGGATCTTTTGCTGAACGGTATGCAAAAAAGTGATATGATATATCTTACTGAAGGTAGTGAAGGAGAAATATTAGAGTTTGACAACTTAAAAATAGTTCTTCCTAAAAAACCTAGATATAAAAAAGATATACTGTATTATAACCTACCTAAGAAACAACAGAAGTGGACTAGGGAGGATATACCAAAGGGATTAACAAGAGAAAATGCTTCTGATTATGTTGATTACATAGAGGAAGAATTTAGACGTAGAGAGGAAGGGTTGTGGTTTTACAACAACGGTGTCCCTACATATATTACTGGATCGCATTATATGTTTATTCAGTGGAGTAAAATAGATGTTGGTTTTCCTGATTACAGAGATGCTAACAGAACGTTCTTTATTTTTTGGGAAGCGTGTAAAAACGACAAGAACTCTTATGGGATGTGTTTTCTTAAGAACAGGCGTAGTGGTTTTTCTTACATGGCAAGTAGCGAGATAGTTAATCTAGCCACTCAAGTTTACGATAGTAACTTTGGTTTGCTATCTAAAACGGGTGCAGATGCTAAGACAATGTTTACAGACAAGGTAGTTCGTATATATAGAAACTACCCTTTCTTTTTTCAGCCTATACAAGATGGTTCTAGTAATCCTCGTGTAGAGTTAGCATTTAGAGAACCTGCTAAGAAGATAACAAGAAATCAAAAGCATATAGAGAAATCTGAAGCTTTAAATTCTATAATAGATTGGAAGAACACTGCTGATAATAGTTATGATGGTATGAAGCTTAAACTTCTAGTTCATGATGAGGCTGGTAAGTGGACAGGTCAAAATTCTATAAAAAAGAATTGGAGTGTAACTCAAACTTGTCTTTTGCTAGGGAGAAAGGTTGTAGGGAAGTGTATGATGGGGTCTACTGCTAACAAACAGCAGGATGGTGGTGCAGAGTTTAAAGATATATTCTACGACTCTGACATGGGTGAAAAAGATCTTAACGGTAGGACTAAAAGTGGATTATATAAACTATTTATCCCTGCTTTTGACAATCTAGAAGGCTTTATAGATGAGTATGGGTATAGTGTTATAGACACTCCAGAAACTCCAGTGATGGGGATTGACGAGATGATTATTGAGACTGGTGCTAGAGATTATATACAAAATAGAAGAGATGCTTTGAAAAATGACACAACAGCGTTATCAGAGTTTAAACGCCAGTTTCCATTTACTGTAGAAGAAGCGTTTAGAAATGATACACAAAGTTGTATATTTGATGTCGAAAGAATTTATCAGCAGATGGATTATAACGAGGTTAATAATACTCCTACAACAAGGGGAGAGTTTATTTGGAAGAATGGTGTACAAGATAGCGAGGTTTTATGGATACCTCACCGAAAAGGTAAGTGGGAAATTACTTGGGTTCCAGAGGCTCAGAATCAAAATGTTGTCTCGTCTAGGTTTAGTAAAAAATTTCCTGGAAGGTCAGACAGTTTGGTTGCAGGCTGTGACCCTTATGATCATGACACCACTACTGATGGTAGGAGATCTGATGCTGCTGCTCATGTTTTTCATAAGTTTAGCATGTCAAGCGATGCGTCTATGCAGTTTGTGTGTGAGTATATTAATAGACCTCCTAAGGCGGAAATATTTTACGAGGACATGATTAAAATGTGTGTATTCTATGGTTGTCAGATATTAGTAGAGAATAACAAGGTAGGAATACTAAAGTATTTTGAGAATAGAGGATACTACGAGTACTTAATGGATAGACCAGATATGACACATACAGAGTGGAGTAGAGGAAAGCAAAAGACTAAAGGAATACCTGGGTCTGGTGCTGCAGTTATAAATGCTCAGGCAGAAGCGATAGCTACTTATATATATGACCACGTTGGTTACAATGTAGATACTGGAGAAATTGGTAGATGTTTTTTTAACACACTTCTTGATGATTGGAGTAGGTTCGAGATAGATAACAGAACAAAATACGATGCTAGTATATCGTCTTCATTGGCTTTATTAGCGTCACAAAAATACATAAAACCTAAAAAAGAATTAAAGGTATCATCTCCTTTAGTTAAAAGATATAGTAACAAAGGAATGTTTAGCAAACAAATAAAATCATGACTTACGGCAATAATAAAAATAAATTAAATGGTTACCCATCACCTCTAGCCACTAACGAAGAAAAGGCTACTAAGGAGTATGGGCTTGAGTACTTTAAAAACATGTACTACGAGTGGCATAATAATGGTGATGTATATTTTAGAGATCGTAAGATGCGATATAATCGTAACAGGTCTTACGCTGAGGGTAACCAGGATGTAGGTAAGTATAAAGACTTACTTGACGCTCAAGGAGATTCCTCTTACCTTAATATAGATTGGAGTCCTGTATCTATTGTCCCTAAGTTTGTTGACGTTATTGTTAACGGGATGGTTAACCAAGAGTACGATATAAAAGCTAAAACTATAGACCCTGTTGCTGCTAACGAAAGGTTAGAAAAAAAGAAAGAGTTATATGGTAACATGTTAACTAAGGATTTTTTAAATGGCTTAGAAGATGAGACAGGTTTACCTTTGGCTCCTAAAGGATTTATTGCTGAAAGTTCTGAGGAGATAGATATGTTTATGTCACTTAACTATAAGCAAAATGTTGAGATAGCCTTAGAAAAAGCTATAGAGTACACCTTAGATATAAACGATTATAACGAGACAAAAAGATACATGATTCGGGATCTTGTTGTTTTAGGGTTATGTGCTGCTAAAACAGAAATCTCAAAAACAGAGGGCGTTAAAATACGACACGTTGATCCTGTAAACCTTATAACATCATTTTCTTCTAAACCAGATTATAAAAATATACGTCACGCAGGTGAGGTATACTCCATGACTATTGCTGATTTAAAAATGCAAGCTGGGGATGAGTTTAGTGAAGAGGATTATATTAAAATAGCTAAAGAGTATGCTGGGAAAAATAACAACCCATCTAACTATGGTACTCAAGCTTACTATGAAAATGGTAACGAGACTTACGATTATGATAAGTTTAGTGTAAACATATTAGATGCTGAGTTTATTACTAGTCACTCTTTAAAGTACGAAAAGAAAGAAAATAAACATGGTGGCTACTCTGTAAATAAGAAGCCGTCCAATTATAAAAAGCCTAAGAAATCTAAAACAAAAAGAGAAGATATAGGCCAAACAGTAAAGGTTATATATAAAGGTAAGTATATTGTGGGTACAGATTATGTTTTTAATTATAACATGATGAAAGATATGCCTAGACCTAAGTCTAACTTATCTGAAACAAGATTGTCCTATATAATATACCAACCAAACCTTTACAAGATGAAGAGTCGTTCTCTAGTTGATAGAATGATTCCTTTTGCTGACCAGATACAGTTAGCTCATCTTAAGATACAGCATGTCCTTGCTAAGGCTAGACCTAAGGGTGCAGCATTTGAAATTGGATCTTTAGAGAATGTATCTAAGGGTGATGGAGGAACATTTACTCCTATGGAACTTCAAGAAATATACGATCAAACTGGTAATATATACTATAGACGTATAGATGACGAGGGCCAGATGACGGGAGCTATGCCAATACAAGAGTTAGAAAACGGTATAGGTAGAGATTTTGGAACCCTTATAGGGGTTTATAATCACAACATGCAAATGATTCGTGACGTAACTGGTGTTAACGAGGCAAGAGACGCTTCTAAACCATCTAGCGAAGCTTTGGTTGGGGTTCAAAAATTATCTTTACTAGCTTCTAATAACGCTACTAGAGATATTAACGATGCTTACCTTAACGTAACAACAAGAGTATCTCAAAGTATAACTATTCGTATGCAGGATTTAGTTAACTTTAAGGGTTTACATAAAATGTATACTAACGTTATAGGTGATACATCTATGCACTCCATAGATATGATGAAGAAACTTTCTATTCACGAGTTTGGTATAACATTAGATGTTGCACCTAGTGAGGAAGAAAAGCAAATGATGGAGCAGAACATTCAGGTATCTCTAGCTCAAAAAGAACTTAGACTTGAGGATGCTATTATGATTAGATCTATTAGAAATATTAAGATGGCTAATCAGATGTTAATTCTTCGTAGAACAAAGTATCAGGAAGAACAACAAGCTATGGCTAAACAAGCATCTGAGCAAAATGCTCAACTACAACAGCAGTCAGCACAACAAGCTGCACAGCTTAAGCAACAAGAGATGCAGGCAGAAATGCAGATAGAACAGGCTCGTGTTCAGGCTAAAGCTCAGGCTGACATGCAACTTAAACAATTAGAGTTCCAATTGAAAGAACAGTTTGAGCAGGCTCAACATCAAAGAAGATTAAGGGAAATAGAGTTAGGTAACCTAGGTAAAGAAGGTGCTGCAAGTATACAAGGAGAGGTTCGTAAAGCTGTTCAAGAACAGTCTGCTATGAATCAATCTCAGATGATTGAGCAAAGACAAGGTAAGAGAGGTCCTTTAGGTGA